TGACCCTGCATCACTGTGCCGAGGCCCTCTCCACCATTCAGCCCTCGCTGAATCCGGCTCGACTCCTCCATGATCAGTTTCGATGCTTCGAGGTTTGCCACATGCCGGCGTTCCTCAGCATTCACGGCACGGGCTTCTTCCGCCTCTTTTGCCATTGCCCGAATCACAGCCATCTTCGCCTGAATCTTAGCGTCCTCCGTCGCTTTTAGCTTCTGAGCGTCGGCGAGTTCCTTAGCATCGAAAGCGGCGACCTCGGCGGCAATCCTCTTTCGGTCTGCTTCTTCCTGATCGCGGGCAACTTTCATTTCTCGCCCAAGTTTCAACTGGGCGTTTTGCTCGGCCAAGGCGCGATTAAGAGTTTCTTGTTTCAGTTTTTCGAGATGCTCTTCCTGCCGTTCGAGATTCTTGGACGTGATTTCCGCGTCCGCCCGCACCATCGCCATTGATTCCTGCTCAGCCGCGTCCCGGGCGCGATAGAGTTCCATCCATTCTTCACGCAACCGAATCGGAACAGCCCGGTCGTTTGAGACGCCGCGGATGCTATAGGCGGGATCACCAAGAGCAGGAGCACCGTTCTCTCGGAGATTTGTGCTACTGCCCAAATGTTGTGCGACATGTAGGTCTTCAAGTGCTTTTGCGGATTCCTGTGCAGCAGTTGTTAGTTTCTTTGTGCCTACGACGATCTCGTTCAGGCTATTTACGAAGGGTAGACTGGCGTTATTCGCAAAGATAACGGAATCAGCGACCTCCCTGATTTTCTTCGATGTGACTTCAAACGTCTGAGAAAGGATATTTCCTTTTGCATCTATTTGCGTGAAGGTGTTGATCAGCTTTTCGCCGTCCGCTGCTGTGTCTTTCATCGTCTGCGCGGACTTCCGATTTGCCGCGTCCATCTGAGCGAGCGATGCTAGGAGCTGAGGCATCGTCTCGAAGACGCCGGAAGCATCTAGACCTATCTGCATGTCGTCAATTTCTTCGCTCATATGCCTTCACTCCCTGACAGAAAGACAACCTCACCGGTCTTTAAGAAATCACGGACAGTCGGCAGTGAGGACTTTGCGTGCTCCTGAATATATCTTTTAAAAGCGTCGTTGCCGGCGTCTTGGGCACCCCAAAGGCCCGCCTTTTGTGTTCCGAACAGTTCACCGATTCCGACCTGAATCACATTGTTCGTGTAGCGGAAACGGTAACGGTGCTGAGTACTGGGGAACGCATACTCGCCTCGTTGTCCGCCCGTCTCTGGCGTCTTCGGTAATCGGTATTTTGATCCCGGATTAGGGTAGTACCACTTCGGGCGGCTATTCGGATGCGGAGTCGGGATCGCCATGTTCAAGTAACGAGCGAGACCGACACCGCCGACCTTGCCTTTCGCCAACACGATCGACCCACGGGACATCCCTGTCCAAATCGGCACCTTCGTCAAAACGGCTCGAAGCCACTCGCGAGCAGCATTGCGGACTAAGACCTGAGCCTTCGCCTCGAAAGTTTTCGAGAAGCTGGCTTTGTCAAACTTGATTCCGTGAAAGGAACCGTAGAATGCGAGTTGCTTTCTAGCCATGCATCGCCTTTGCCATACTACTTAGGTATTCGTATTGCTGCTCAAGGTCTTCATTAACCCTAATCTGTCCATACGCAAGTAGCATCGCTTGTAACCACGCGGGATTGTCTTCCCAATCGACTCGAACTCCGGGAGGTCGGAGTCCGAATCGCTCACAGGCTCTCCAGATTACGTACTCGGTTGTCCGTCCGCCGGGGAGCTTGAGGCCGCCGCCACTGGGCGGCGAGTAGTCAAAAAACGATCACGCGCTTCCTTCATCTTCTTCTCGTCCACCGAATTATGAAGCATGATTCGGTTGACCAGATGCTGGACCTGTTGGGGCGTCAGGCCGGCGTCCTGCCGCAGTTCAACGCGGAAGTTGGACCAAGTCTCCGGCTGTTCGGGCACGACCGTGTCCCACGAAATATCGGGGGAAGCGATTGCCTCAAGGCACATCCAGTTCAGTCGATTTTGGTACCAAGTCCCGACGCGTTTCTTGTAGTCGGGATTCTCGAAATCAGGAGTCGAAGCGGACTCACCGGGCTTCAAGATTGAAGGTGGCTCCGGTTCCGGGCAGAGAGCATCGAACTCGCTGAAATCGAGCACACTTTTCACGACGAAGACAAGGTCTCCGTTTTCACGCGGAAACGCCACGATTTCCGGGGGAGGAGGAGCGATTACGTTACCTTTATATTTCATGTTTTCACCGGGCTTGCTGTTAAGGGTTAGTAGGAAGGCAATGCGCCGCGATTGCTGATTGCTTGCGTGGCGTTGCACTTGCCGCTGCAAGAGACCATGCCGGCCTTCGCGTCATGATTCAAGGATTCATAACGGAAGTCGGGCATGATGATCGTTTCGCCTGTGTCCGTCGAGCAGATTTGGTACTTGATGACCACATCCACGCAATACGGTTCGCACAGGTCGGACGATGCCGACGTCCACGTCGAAGCGAGACCGCGCTGCTTGAGCACGTCCTCGACCGTCGGCGCGGTGTCGGTGTTGATTCCTTGAAGGTGAATCCACTCGAATTCAAACTTCACATCCATCGGCTCCGCGTTGCCGCGGCGGACGGTTTGCAGGTTGCCGCGATCCTTGATATATTCGCGAGGTTCCTTCTCGTCGAATGTGATGTTGCCGTTACCAATCAACAACGTGATTGATTGGGTCGTCGGGACGCCGCCCCGAAGGACCAGTGTGGCGTCACGGAGGTCAAATACTGCCATAGCAGAACTCCTAAAAGCTTAACCGGTACAGTTGTTCAACTGTTTGCTGCTTCACCTTGAGAGGACCCTGTTCCCGGTTAAGTTGAACAGGACCCCAAGGTACGATTCGGGTTCTCCCTTTCGGGATAAATGAGTCGATAAGCGACTGGTCATCACCGCCTTGATTTCCGTACTTTTTGACCGGGATACATCCCGTCATTAGGTTGGCGAAATAACCGGTGTTGGTATTCAGTAGCGTATCGTCAAGAGAATAGAGGGACGACATTAGTAAGGTCAGCGTCATCATTGATTCAAAATGACCGCTTGTCACTTCCTCAATCTCCAGAGTGCTGATATGCAGCTCAGTCCATGTCTGGAGAGGCGAGTTCGGAATCACAGTGGATAGAGAAACGGACGGATTCACGACCGTAGCAGTGTCGAGATCAATATCTTGGCCCTCGAACAGAAGGTGATAGGGTCCCTTGTTCGTGTCAAAGAAGGTATTGACCGAAAGATTGATCCACCGGACTAGATTCTGATTAATCATGCGAGTCCTTGCACTGTCACGATCACAGCATAGAGATAGTCTTCGACCTTTTGAATATCGCCAGTCTTTCCGGCGAACGTCACGAAGCCATTATTCTTCACAATCGAGCTTCCGACTGGAATGTCCGACTTATCGACGAGAAATTGACGCTCACCGGCGGCTAAATAGCCTTCACGTTTCAGCCCGATTGACCTCAGGAACGATTCCCGCAAGTTTTCAGGCATCGGAATCGCCATATTGATCGTAAAAGATGTCGGAGCGTCGGTTTTTTGTCCTGTTGACTGGTCAATTGTATAGTGGTGCGTGCCGATGACGACAGTTTCACCGTACTCAACCTTGAGTCCGTAGATCACATCCGCGATGAACGTCAAATTGCTCATGATTTAGTGACCCACAAGGCCAAGTTGCCGCACAGTTCCACAATAAGAGAGCACTTCACCTGTTTCGGAGAGCACCGGGCCGGCCGACGCTTCGATCTGAACGTGCTTTCCAGCTTTCACGCTGTACAAACCGTACTCCACCTGATATGGTCGCACTTCCTGAACGCAGTGAAGCCAGATTTGGAGTACCCGTTCACGGTCCTCATTGGCCAGCATCTTTGTCCAGCCAAATCCGAGAGCCTCTTCCTCGCTTTGGCCCGTGAACTGTGTCCATCCCTTAGACATCATCAATGCTTTGCCGTGGCCATCGCACTTGAAGATCATTTGGCCATTGAAACTGAGCCGCATTATGTATGTGTGTTCGGCAAGGCTATTTTTCACTTGTTGAATCTGTTTCCGGACCTCCTGCACTTCGCCCCGTCCCTCAGCGATCGACGCCATCATGATGTCCAGCTTCTCGTCGACATGCTTTGGCGTCACGAAGAACCGACCGATAGCATGGAAGAACAAGCCTGTTGCAACTCGCACTTTCGGAATCAGAGCGAGAAGAAGACCGTAAGCCGATGCAGCCGAGGAAACATAACCTTGCCAGTTGTTGAAATCAGAAAGCTTCACGCAAATCTCCAGATGAATAAAGGGGCCGGCCCAGCCCGTAAAGGCCGGCCCCACGAACGAGATTTAGGCCAACATGACGCCACCCATTGCCGATGACAACACACCGACGCCCATCAGGGTGTCGAGAGTTACCAACGTGCCTTGGCGGACGCCATCGTAGGTCATAGTGACGCGCAGGGAAATCTTGTTCACCGGGTCCATGATCGTCTTCGAGACCGCGCCGAGGCCGACACGCGGCTCGGCGAGAGGACGATTGACTAAGCTGAACGCGTTTCGCAGGAATGCGAAGTTGTAGGACGCAGCCGGTCCAAGGTGGACGACGGCGTTGTCCGCGAGGCTGTTGACCAGCGGCTGGTCCAGCGTGATTCCGTACGCGCCGGCACCGTAGATGTTCAGTTGCGTAATGCAATAGACATTCGTGGTATCGGTTCCGAACGAAACCAACTGACCGATCTGCGGGCCGTAGGTCGCCGAGAAGCCATCGACCAAGATTTCCTTGGCGTAACCGATCACGCGCGGAGAGAGTGTGGTGCCCGAGTAGCCGGCCGAGTTGTTGACGGCACCGTCAGCGATGATCGTGACAGCGGCCGCGCCGGCAGTGGCGTGCTTGATTCCGGGCTGGAAGGAGGTAACGGTCAGACCCGACAGGGCAGTGATCTGCTGCGGGGTATCGTCACCCGCGACGATGAACCACTGGCCGACGGCCAAGTTCGCACCGCTAACGCCTGCACCGGAACCGGCGAAGACAGCCGTGGTCGCACCGACGGCCAGAGCCAGGGTACATGTCACGCTTGCGGATGAACCGATGGTCGGCTGGCCGCCCGTGATTTGGGGCTGAGTCTGCGTCATGAAGATGTCGAAACCGTACTTGCGGCCAAGGGCGGCTTCACGCAGGGCCGAGCCGTCGTCGCCGACAGCGTATGCCGCCGTGAAGTTCTGCACTTGCAGAGCGTCGGTTTCAGTCGTCGGCGTCATCAGCAGTGTACGGCCCGGCAGCGGGACGTTGTTGGTGTTCATCTGCTGACGAATTTCCAGCATATACTGCTGGATGTTCGAGGCAGTGGCACCGCCGGCGTGGCCCGCGACGTTGCTGCCCTTGACATACTGCATGACCTGAGCAGCCAAGATTCGGTCGATACCGGTGGCCAAGGCGATGACTGCCGGGGTCAGAAGGGTGTCGACCAAATCCAACTGATCGCGGTTTTCCTCACCGTCGGCGATGAGGAAGGAAACCGTCGGCCACTGATTCAGGGGAACCTGAACACGGGAGCCGGTTGCATTCTGGACGACCACGGCTTCGTTCAGGGCACCCTTACGGTTCATGGTGAAGGTGGACGGAACGAAGGCGTTCACGATGTCGCCGAAACGACTGACGAGGGGATCGAAGTCGCGCGAAATCAGGTTGCCGATGACCATGTTGGGCAGAAGCTGGATGATCGCTTCGTTGGCCCACAGGGTCGGATTCAACTCGCTGAAATCGTTCGAGAAGGCTCGGCGGCCACGACGCGAAAGCGTATTGGCTCGGAGTTCCAGTTCCTTCAAGGGACCGCAACGGACTGGTGCTTGTGCGTTCATTGATTTGCTCGCTGTGCCCGCATCTGTTCAAAGAGTGCGGTTCGGTTTTTCCGGTAATCCGCAGGGGACATCCTACTGATGTCCAACGACTGCGACCCACCCGGATTCGGGTTGATGGTTGTGCCGGTGCCACCACCGGTTGCGTTCTTGAACAGGTTCCCGAATCGATTCGGACGTTCACGCATCAGCTTCACAGCGGCGTCGGCGTCGAGTTCAAGGACGATGGGCTTACCCTCGGCGTCCGTGTCCTCGAATCGAACTCGCGTTGTGAAGCGTCCCGTCGGCTTCCCGTCTTCGAGCTTCTCCGTGACCTTGGTAATAGGCCGCAGAAAGGCTTCGATCTGTTCGGGGCTAACGGCGTCGTACTTGACGGCGGCGCGGGAGATTGCGACTTCAACGAAATGGCTGTCATATTGGGACTTCCACGTGTCTCGCTCCTTGGCGAGAGTCGAGGTATCCTTCTTGTACTTTTCGCTGAGCTTGTCGATTTCCAGCTTCTTGGTCTCTTCCGCCGTCTGGTACATGGCTTGAAGTTCTTCGATCTGAGCCTGTAAGGTGTCACGCTGCTGCTGAGTGAGTTGCTGGTCCTGTTGAAGGGCCTGCAATCGCTCGACAGTTGCCTTGTTTGCTTCCGCAGCTTTCCGCTGGACATCACTGACACGGGCCTGAATCAGATTGTTCAGTTCCGTTTGAGTGAAGGTCCGTTGCGTAGGTTGCTGCGTCGTCGTTGTCGGTGGCGGTGGCGTCGTTGTCGTTGTGGTCTGAGTAGCAGTGCCCTCGGCCGAGGCGGCACTGCCACCATCGCCTTCAAAGACACGACGCGTTGCACCCGACAAGATGCGATACTTGAGCTGAATCATGGGAACTCCCTGTTGTTTGCATCCAAGCGAAACTAACGTGGTCGAGGTAGACCCTAATCGCTCGGCGGAATGTTTCAGGTTAAACATATCCAGACCCTCTAAGAAACGCGATGGAGCCGGACGGCTACTTCCGGATCAATCTCTAGGAACGGTAGCATAAGATTCCACGCAGCCCCGGACGGGACACCCCATTTGAGGTAATCCTGAACGAGGCTTGGGTTGAACACAACCCGTACACTGGAATAACCACGGGAAACAACTGCGGCATTCCGCATTTCTTTCTCGGGATCATAACCACGCAAAAGGGCAAGGGCAATCTCAAATTGTGCCTCGATGATTTGTCGGGGCACCACAGTGATGTCAATTGGCAGCAGATCGAGGTAGATGCCCATTCGCGGCCAAGTGTGTTGCCACGGTTGGGCATTATTGTTGTATAGTGACGCTTTCGGGGACCATACTTGATTCCCGGTCCACTGCTGGCTGCCGGTCAACCACGCAGTATAGTTCTGCGTCTGGTTGGTCGTGGGCTGTCCGATGTAGGCATAGCGGTCGATGATTCGGGTCGCGTCGTTTAGTGACTGTTGCTGAGAGTAGATCGTTGCGTTGCTCCAGATTGACATTCCCAACCGCGAGCCGAAGTAGTCGTTCGCATCCGAGATCGGACTGTAGGAGTTCAGTCCGA